CAGTCTTCGTCTTCAAGGCTTGGCGTCGACCACCTCAACACCATCCGCTGGTCCTACCCCGGAATCACCTGGTATGTCCTTCAGGTCTGAGACTCCCGATCGAAGCGCTCTGCCATCCCCAGTCATGCCCGCTGCAGTCCCTGCCCAGTGGTTCCCGGACGACAACGAGTTCGACCATTTCGTCAACCAGCGCTGCAAGTCAGGCGAGTTCTTGTCCGTCCCGGAGCACGCCCTGGCCCAGCCTGACCCGAGAGTTATGGATTTCGTGGCACCTATTTCCCCAGTCTCGCATCAACACCAGGCTGACAGAGTTTTCTCGGCAATGCTGGGCGGGAAGACAAGGTTTGTCTGGCCCAAGATTCCAGTCGTCGTACCGTGCCCATCGAATGGCGGTGCAAGACTTTTGGAATCCGCCTATAATTCCGACGACAGTTTCCCCATGGTGGCCATCGGTAAGCTGGCTAAGCAGGCTCCCGTTAGAGACATCGTTGACCACCTGTGCATTGGCTCCAAACCTGTGGACGCAATAGTTAACAAAATGACCAGATTTGCGAATCATTTGACGAGCAAACCTGGCTCGGCCAAGGCTAAGTTCCTCGCCATTGACGGTCCCCCCAGGTCTGCAAAGTCCACCATGGTTAGACTGTTCGTCTCCACTTTTCTTCTGCGGGCCTTGGTTTACGTGCCCTCAAAGGAGTTGAAGAAGCAATGGGAAAGGGATCCCACGTTCCACCAGCACGCTGAGGTTCTGACTCGCCATTCTGTACCTAAGGGTCGCAACTACCAGGTTGGCATCGTCGATGAAGTTTACAACTTCAATACCAGGGAGCTGGAGTTTCACGTCCGAGCAATGCTGATAGCCGGCTGTAAGTTGATAGTCCTTGTTGGTGACAGGAGCCAACGTGAGAGCACTGGATTGAGTGTCGACTCTGTGTATTTGCGTAACAGAATTGAACTTCACACTTGTCTGGGTTTGCCTCAGGATGCTTTCGCACTCTACAAACGGTTAAACAACCTTTCGGACATGTATTCTTCTACCGGTCCCAGAGCCAACTCCTTGTTCTTCACCGAGAGCCCTCCCCCGGCTGGTGCTGAATTGGAGTTTGGCCTCCACAAGCACGCCTCCAGGGGTGACGTCGCGACTATAGGTACTGTTCAGGGGTCCCGCGCGAGCTCTGTCGTATTTTGGGCTGACAATTCTCTGAAAGCTGCTGCTTGGGTCCACGACAATCCCTCTAGACTGTCCGTGGCTTACACCAGGCACTCGGAGATCTCGATCGTCGTCGCCCCCGGGAACGTAATCAGGGATTATGCTCTTGGGTTGCCTCTCGAACGGTACTATACCGTCGGTGCTCGCAGACCTGACTTGGAACATACCTTGGCTGTCAACGTGCAGGATGATCTCATTCAACCCCTGTTTCCGCACAAAGTCACGAGCAGAATAGCCAAACTACGTGCCGTCCTGCAGACGCCCTTGGTGATGGAGGGTCACTCCGTCGTCCTGGCGAATGAGGAAAGACCCGAAGAGGTGACGAGTGTTGCTCTGGAACGCTGCGTGATGAGATCTGAGTTGATGGATTTCGTTGACTCGCAGGCCAATTTCGAGTTGCCCGACCCCACTGACAGGGACCTAGTTACCGCTCATCCCAAAAGGTCACTCAAGTTCAGAGAACCCGGTCCGCCAGTTCAACGCTCCGATGTTCGCAACGACTTGCCCAGGTCACACCTCTTGGCCGCCATCCAGGTGAATTCTTCCGGCTTCGACTCTTTCAAGAATCTCGTAGATAGGCAGATTGCAACCACGAAGGGTGCCAGGTTTGGTACCACGGACATGCAAGAGGGCCAACGGATTTATCAGCGTTTCAGGAAGTGCTTCTACAGCAAGGAGGCTGTTGACATCTTGCACTCCGAAACTGAGGTGGCCTGGCTGGCCGAGACCGAAGTCAATGCGCTGAACATGATAGCCACGGAATCTCTCGGGGAACCTTCTTCGTTGTTGGTGGATGCTGAGTTCAAGACACAGACAAAAGCCAAGGCTCAACCTGCCTTCGCTGCCACGTTGCCGTATGGACAGTCGATTTTGGCCAATAGCAAGGCGTTCAATGCATACTTCGCCAACGATCAACCCGGTCTGTACCAGAACGCACAACGACTGTTGAGGTCAGACGTGATAATGGATTACGGCATGAGTGACGACGCACTCAGCGCGAGGTTGCAGGTCCTGGGCGTGGCTGCTGATCTGAACGGTCCGAACAACGTTCAGGCTGACGTCAGCAAACAAGACTCGTCGCATACTGCTGCCTACCTTTACGCTTTTCTGCTCGTCTGTCGCGACTGCGGGCTTTCCGAGGAAAAAATTCTGTTTTACCTGGCATATGTTCAACGCTATAGATTTATGTCTAGGGGCGCTGATGCCACGGCTTCCACGGTTTCTTTTAACCTCGGTTCCGGTGACCCCTTCACTTTGATCCGCAATGACATAATGGAGATGTGTACCATAGCTTGTCGCTATAGGGACGCTGAGACCATGACCATCGTGGAAAAGGGTGACGACGTGCACGGCGTAATTCGCTCCCTGGCTCCTCACGCTTTGGCCAATTTACCGTCGATAAGGGCAACTAAGCTAACTGTTGATTTCGGAATAGTCGGTTATCACGCCGGCAGATTCCACAACGGCAAGAGGTACCTTGTTGATCCTGTTCGCGCCTTCCTGAAGCACTTCACTCGGCTGTCTGATTCGAACGTGACAAACGACATACTTTACGGCTCTTACGTCTCCAGAGCCACGGATTATTCGTCTGAGGAAGTCGACTTCTTGATGACCGCTTGCCAACAACACTACCCTTATTACTCAGCAGATCATGTGGCTGTTATGATAAGGACGATGATCTCTTTGCGAGATCGAGTGGAATTTGAAAAATGGAGCGTTATGAGGATCAAGCCCTTCGTTGTGACTGTGGACTCTGCGACTGAGTGTGCCGTGAACTGCGTGCGAGCCGTGCGCCCAGGTAGAACCAAGGCTTATTACAATCGGTTTCGTAATTTGCCTAGGGGTTATTTGGTCGCGCTGATGCAGCAAGAAGGTATTCGGGCCAAGGCTGTGGATCTGGGTGGCAGTGTTCCGCGCGGTGTTATAGCCGTCTCCCACAACCATGCTCGCGTTGAGGTTGACATAGGAACCTTTAACACACCTGCCAATCCACACGCCCCACGAACTACAAGATGTCTGCCCCCTCCGAGTCCCGCGCTTCCGACAGCGTCATGTCGATCTCTTTCCCTTGTGTCTTCCCTTTTGAAGACGTCTCTGCCAAGAAGCCTGCCCTTCTTAAGGGTTTCATGGGCCACGTGACTGTTGCCAATGTTCGATCCTTGTTCCACACCGTGGAACTAGTGTCAGTCACTGTGACTGTCGTTCAGATTGATTCTGAACCTGCCGCTGCCTCCTTTACTGGAGAGAATTTTTCTTTTGGTCTTGTTCCTCGCGGTACTTCCGTGAAAGCTTCCAACGGTTCCGCCGTTGGTTTCATTCCACATTTGGAGCTCTTTCGCACTTCTGCGATGGGCACCCAGCGCTCCGTTACTTGGGGTGAGGGTGGGCTGCCTTTTCCTCCAGCCCTCCAGCTAGACTTGACCTCCGCCGAGGTCAAATCTAGGTACCCTGAAGTGATTGTGGGTCCCCACAAGCTTCCAGGGAGTGCTGACGACGACGTTGTCTCTTTACGCGTAGAGTTTGTTGTTAAGTGCTCGGGTTCCGGTTTCGGAGCCCCCTTCTAAGCTGTATCTTCAGCAACGCCAACCCTTGACCGTGGTTTAAAACGGATTGTTAAC